TTAGATTTTTCCAAGCTCTCCAACCAGGTATTTTGTATTCTCAACTTCATCGTATTTGTCGATGGTAGTTGAGATTTTTGTATGCCCCATAATCTTCTTTAACGCATCCGGTTTCACGCCGTTTTCGACTGATAATTGGGTAAATGTATGCCTGGTTCGATGCGGAGTTAGCGTCCTATTCCCTGCCTCGTCCAAATAGTTAATGCCAAGCTTATCCAGTGCCGGGTAAAACAGCACGTCCACAAAGTGGTCATAAGTGATTGTTCGGTTATCCTCCAAGACCAGCAGCGTCTGCTTTGTTTTCTGTCGCATCATTTCTTCTATAAAAGGATAGATTCGTTCATGGATTGGTATCGGGCGATTTTTGCCGGCCTTAGTTTTGCTACCGCCGCGCATCAGATGGTTTTCGAGATCTACGTTAGCTCTCGGCAGCCTGAGCAGCTCATTTGCACGGAAGCCCGTATATACATAAATTAAGATAAGCCGAGCACCTAGCCGCAGCTTTGGATCTTCGTCCTGGTGCGCTGCGACAAATAGCTTTTCTATTTCTTCTTCAGTAAAGTTGCGGCGCTGCACCTTCTCTTCGTCCGTTTTGAGACTCAGCAGCTCACCATAGTTGGTGTCAATAATATCATCGCCCATGGCCTCTTGGCAAAGTATGCTGATAAGAATTTGTATTTTATGCTTACCGGCATAACCCAAAGGCTCCGGCGGTTGCGAAATTAGCTTTTTATATCGCTCAACATCTGCCGGTTGCATCTTGGCCAGTTGTTCTTTGGTGCGTATAACATAGCGAGGCTTTTTCATCGCTGTATCGATGATTTTCTGATAGTCACTCCGCTTCAAATCCCGCATCTTGCACGAGGATAGCACCTGTAATCGGCTCCATGCGGTGTCCATACCCTCCTGCCCTTTGTCGGTTAGTTTTCGGTAAGCCGAGCTTTCGGTGTACGAGCGCCAGATGTCACCCAAGGTCGCATTAAACCGCTCAGACACCATAGCCGGGTCAAACCGGTTTAGAATAGCCTGGGCTGCTGACAGCGTTTCAAAAGTACCAAGGGACATCGACACGCCGTTTTTTACAATGCGCGCTTGATAAGGCCGTGACCGATTATCTCCAAGATATCGAATCGAGCCTGTCCCCTTTGTTCGGCGTGGCAGCGGGTAATCTCTGCCCGGTATCAATACCGTCTGATGCGTTTGCTTTTTACCACAGAATGGGCAGTAAAGAAACTTGTCGTTGATGAAATTGTCGCATTTAATACAGCGCAAAATAAAACACCTCCAAGGTATGACTTGCTAAGCCTACCCCAAAGGTGATACAATACAGTTGCGAGACTGCGTATCTTTCGAGGTAAGCTGTTCTTTCATCCTCTTGCCGGTTGCCGCCGGCAGGGGGATTTTTTTATTATTTTTTAAGCATCTACAGAAGGCGCTGTATTTGCCACACTTGATGCGGCGCTGTTGTCCGCAATGATATTTTTAAGTTTTGCGAAACCAATGAAGGAAAGGATCATTTGCACCAAAACAAACATTGCATAAATAGGAAACAAAACTGCAGCCACTGCATATAAAATGCCCCCTGTTAAGGCAAATCCGCGTTTGTTCATTGCCCAACCTAGTACATTAAAAATTGCTGCAAGAACCGCCACAATCATGTGAGGCATTACTAGCATCGTTGCAATGCCAGCACCCACCGCTGCCGCCGCGTCTGTTTGAGAGCTTGCAGCCCCTGCAAAATACGTTACAAGGTAAAGTGCATACAGTACGCCTAAAATCCAAGAGACCAATAGACACTTGCTTTTCTTTTGCTTAACTTTCATGATAATACCTCCAATATTTTAACTACCGACCTGGCAGCCATTACAAATTGAATTTTATTCTCACGTGGGTTTTGCTTAGCATGGAATTTTGCTTGTAGCCATTGCATTTAATCTCCGGTGATCGTCAATGGAAACAACTGCTTGTGATACTAAAATTGGATTCCTATAGGCGCAGTATCAAAAACCGTATTCCAAGTATCAGTATTAAAGACGTGGAAACTCAACTCCACATTTTCCAATTCCGTTATTTTATTTTCCTGAAGTTTGGTCTCCATTATTGTAATGCCCGTCATAGCCTTTGTACCCGCAACTACTTCGGCCGACATAATTCCATCAACCATAAAACCGTTGACAGACATATTGGCTTGCTGAACGGTAATGGATTGTTCGGAATTGTTTTCGATATACAAAAGGATTTCGGGGCCCATAAAAGAGTCTTTAGAAAGTCCTTTGTATACTATTTTAACTCCATTCTCTTCATAGAGGAGTTGTCCTTCATCGTTGTACGTCTGAGTATATTCTCCATAGGATGACGTTTCAAGTGTCACACGTTCAGAATCTGCAATTGTGTCCCATGTATCTGTATTAAAAACATGAAATTTAAAGGAGACATCTGTTATAGTTTCGATGTCACAAACGTCCAGCATAGAATTCATAATTTTAATACTATCTCTCGTTTTTTTCCCAGCTGCCACATCGGAAGAAAACACGGTTTCGCTACTGCCCGCAGTATAGCCGTTAACCACTACTGCTGCGGCTTGAACAGTCACATTGACATCACTGGTGTTTTCAATCAGCAATGTGACTTCCGGTCCCATCATCCCGCCAAATTCCAAACCTTCTGCTGTTACTTTCAGACCATTTTCTTCGTAAAGAAGCTGTTCTGTAATTGTTTCTTTTTGGCTTCCTTGTCCCGTAGATGAAATATTACTTGTTGCGGACGATTGAGTCGTAGAAGGTTGAGCTGCTGAAGATACCGCCGATCCCCCACATCCCACCAATGTTGCGGCCATGAATGTCGCCAGAATTGCTGCACCGAATCTTTTCATAAACATCCTCCTAAAAATTATCCGCCAAAGCGGAATGATTAAGATCCAATGCCCTGCATTCTCCCCAGCAATGCAGGGCTTTTTTCTAATTCTTTCCTAAGCAACGACAACCATTTTGTTGATTTTTAGAGTACACACAAGAGCCAACGTTTTTATTTTAAGATAAATCCACTGATAACGCGGCAGAGCGCCGGCACATCAGCACGAGAAACGAACTCAAACTTAACTTTACCTAAACCGCTAAACCACAGTTCCAGCTCGCTATCCAGGTCAAGCATGCCGGCAGTTTCTACGGAAAAAGCCTGAATCTTACTGTAAGGCAGCGAGGTGAAATCTTTCTTTTTTCCTGTGATGCCTTGAACATTGATTGCGAAAATACGCTTGTTTGTAAACACTACACCGTCGCGCATGCCTTGGAACGACCCAACAATTTGCTCGTCTTCAATAAACATCGGTTGGATCATGCCTGCAAAAGAGTCATTACCTACCGGTCTTAGCTTTAAAAAATCTGCATTTTGAAAATCAATCATTTGCGCTAAACCTCCTAATATTTCTCCAGCGTTAGCTGGTTGTTGCATATCAAATTAGCACTAAAATCGCTTTTATTAAATTGTATAGAGAAAAAGCAACTGTAATAGCTAAAAACCATCTTACTGACTTCAATGCAAAAAATTCTTTGTATAGCTCTTTGTTGCACTTAATAGAAGCAATCACATTTCGGGGATTACAATCGTTCAATAGCTTCACAAAAAATGGCCTTTTCCATAAAATTATAAGTGCCAGTGCAATTAACACTACATTTATAGCTAGCGTAACAGGAAGATTACTCCATGGAGTAATTGGTGATTCCTTGGAAAGCAGTTGAACAAGAATATTAGAACTCGACCACTCAAGAACCCATCCATTCACCATAATATGAAGTAAAATAGGAAAGAAGATATTCTTTGTTAGCACCATAAGAATGCCTAGCATCAAGCCTGATGGTAGCACTATCACTACCCTGACACCTACGTGCATGAGGATGAAAAGCAACCATGTTGTAAGGATCGAAAATCCATTACCGTATTTTCTTAAAACACCGATGCCTACTCCTCGAAATAGCAACTCTTCCATGATGGGAGCCGAAATTACGGCTGCAAACACACTAACGTTTGTCCATGCTTCAGCGCCATAATATAATTTCATGATTCCCGCGCTGGCGAGCAGCTCGGCATAAATGATATAAGTTGACGCAAAAAGGATAACTAAAGTTAAACTTTCAAACCAACAAATCTGCTTTTCTTCATCATAAAAAAAGCATTTTAGCGAAACTTGTAAAGGCTTGCTTATCCACCATAGCAAAGCTGGCAACAAAATCAAGAAAGCAAATTCTGGAGCAAAAAAAGTATATGCTAGGATAAAAGCAACCCCATATCCAATAAACCTATTTACTGTTTGTTGAAAGCTCATCTCCTGCTTTTGCAAAGAATCATTCATTTCCTGGCTCCTTCCCTGGCTGTGGCTAAGGCGGATACACAATTGCTTTTTTAGATATTCAGATGCATTCCTTTGCACACTGTCCAATAGTGGTATGCTCTCAAAATATCTTCCTGCGGTAAATCAAACCACTCTTCCAGCTCCCACAATTCGGTATAGCCAGCATCAAAAGCCTTTTGAAAGTCCGCAGGCGTAAGATAACGTTCAATCACAGCGCGGTGCGCTCTATGCTCCATTCGTTCGACCAGCTCAAACGGACTGTCTACTTTGTGAAGTGCGCCGGTCATGCAATGTCCTTGCTCATGCATGCACATAGATCGCAGCTGTCTTGTAGTGTCAATTTTAGAAAAATCGATTGCAACCGCATAATGGTCTCCGGCTCTAAGTGTGGCAGCGGGATGCGGCATACCTATATACGGAATTACGTCTACATCGTTTTCTTCAGCATAATCGTAAAAATCAGCAAGCTGAAACAACTTTATCTCCCCTGTTTCTTTGCGCGGCGCTCACGCATCACGCGGACCATATCCCGCACAACGTCTTTTTCATCATCGTTTAATTCTTTGTACTCGCCATAAAAAGCGATGTCTACTTCATCTAAAATATCTGGCTCGCCGCTTTTTGCGGCGGGCTTTTCTTTTTGTTCACCCGTAAGCAAATAGTCAACCGTGACACCAAAGTAATCGGCTACTTTTTGCAACTGAGCCGCTTGTGGTGTAGTGCCTTTATTTTTCCAGGTGGTGGGTGTAGCCTTGCTCATTCCCATCTCTAACGCTGCCCGTGTTGGTGCAATTCCTTTTTTCTTGCAGAGACTGCAAAAAAGCTCATAAAACACAATAAAGCCCTCCAGACTTTGTGCAACATGGAGAAGCTAAAAAAGTTCAACTTTTCCTATTGCAAGGTTTAACAAAATAAGCTATACTGTGTTCACAGGAGTTGAACAAGTTAAGCTTTCGTTGATTTTATTTGACTCCAATAAAATAATATCACGTATGTTTAACAAATTCAACATCATAAGCAAAGGAGGTTTATTTTTGTATGCCTGCACAATGGACTGGTGATATTTTCGGCAAATTAAAAGCAAACCGTATTACTCAAATTGAATTTGCCGGAAAACTTGGCTACACGCCGCAATATGTCTGCTCTGTATTAAACGGAAAGCGTCAGCCGAAAAATGCAGAGCGTCTTTTCAAAACGGTCTTGGAAGAGCTAATCGCAGAAAAGAACATGTAGAAAGGAGAACTTATGAAACTCACAGTAAATAAACATGGAGTTTTTTTAGACGATCTAAAAATCCCTCTTTGCTTTGCAATAGAAATCAAAAATATTTGTTCTTTGGAATTGTCTGAGGTTGTTCTTCACTTGCAAGTCAGCGAAGTAGCTGTCGAGCACGTCGCGCATCTATCTTAAGAATAATCTCCATTTTTCCATCTCCTTTGGCCATATTTTATCATTCTCAAAAAAGAGATACAAACAGAAAGGATAGCTATGAACGAACTTATCAAAATCAACTACGATTCTGAACAGCCTACCGTTAGCGGCAGAGAACTGCACCAGTTTTTGCAGGTTGGTACCGAATACAAAAAGTGGTTTGAGAGAATGAGCGAATACGGCTTCGCCGAAAACACCGATTTTGTAAAGGTGACCCAAAAATGTCTTACCTCTGCAACTGGTCAAAACATGACCGACCACCAACTCACTGTCCCGATGGCAAAAGAAATCTGCATGTTGCAGCGCAACGAAAAAGGTAAGCAAGCGCGGCAATATTTCATCCAATTAGAGAATGCCTGGAACACGCCGGAGCAGGTTATGGCACGAGCGCTTAAACTGGCGGACAAGCAAATTCTTTCCCTGCGCACAGAAAACAGCCGTCTTGCAGTGCAAGCACAAATCATGCAACCGAAAGCAGATTATTTTGACGAGCTGGTCGACCGCAATCTTTTGACAAATTTCAGGGAAACCGCAAAGCAACTCGGTATTAAAGAAAAATCTTTTATCTGTTTTCTTTTGGAGAAAAAGTACATTTACCGCGATAAGCGCGGAAAGCTGATGCCGTATGCGCAGTACGTGGAAAGCGGTTTGTTCGAAATAAAGGAACAAATCAACGAAAAAACACAGTGGGCTGGCACGCAGACACTAATCACTCCCAAAGGGCGCGAAACGTTCCGATTGCTTTGCTTGAAAACGGCTTAATCTTTAGCCTACGTCCGGATTTTACCACAGCAATTGTCCAATAAAACGGATTTTAGAAAGGAGTTATACATGTCTTTCGCAGAAATTGAACGCAGCACAAAGATTTACCTTATCCCTGATGAGATTGCTGATGTGCTGGAATCCGATCCGCAAACTATCCGAAACCAAGCCAAAGAAGACCCTTCTAAACTAGGCTTTCCGGTCATCGTCTGTGGTCGGTATGTCAAAATCCCCCGCGCGGGCTTTGTCTACTTCTTCAAATATGGCCGCCCGGCACCTTAACCTCACAGAAAGCGAGCCTTTACGATGAAACGAAACCATTTGTCCCTCACGGCTGCTGTGGCGCTGCTCGCCTTAGGCTTTGCGCTAATCGCCGGAGATTATGAACACGATGCTATTGCCGCTCAAACCGAAGTCCGCAGGCTGGAAAATGAAAACGCTGTGCTTGCATTAAAGGTGGACAAGCTAGAGCATCTTGACCTATTGCCCGAAGGAATGAGAGCAACCTATGCTGGCGAATTTACCGTCACCAGTTATTGTGGCGAACGATATCCTCATATTTGCGGCACCGGGGACGGTATTACCGCAAGCGGCGCGCCTTTTACCCCCGGCTTAACCGTAGCAGCAGATCTGTCTGTCTTCCCCCTTGGCACCGTTCTTTATATTCAAAATATCGGCGTGCGAGTCGTGCAAGATACTGGCAGCGGACTGCAAGGGCAGCACCTTGACATTGCCGTGCCGGGCACACACGAGGAAGCGCTGCGTTGGCCACTTGGAATGACCATGCAAAAAGTATGGATCTTGAAAGGAGCTGACACTAATTGAAAAGTATTTGGCCTCTTGCCTTGCTCGTTTTAATGGCAATACAACCTACTAACCATGTGCTTTGGATGCTTCTGCTATTTGCCTCAGGAATTTGTACATACGTTTTTTGGATTTCAGAACCCACTACAAAAAAGAAAGCGCCTGCCCGGGCTGGAACCCCGAACAAGCGCAATGGTAAGACTCGCCGTCTTGCCTCAATTATAACGAATTGGAGGTAAATGTCAAATGTCATATTATGCACAACCCTATGACCCCACGCAGCTTGAGCCTCAAGAAGAGTCTGTTACATACCCTGTTTGCCCTTTGTGCTGGGCTGTACTGGACAGCGATGAAGATGAAATTTACACAGATAGTGACGATCCCTCTGTCGTCACCGGCTGCTCGCATTGCATGAAAACCTACGATGCACAGAAATGGTGGGAGCAATATCATGAGGCGGCCGGCTTATGACACAGCGCCTTAAATTCTACGACGAGGGCCATATCTACGAATACCGAAATCAGGTTATCCCCAGCGTGTCAGAAATATTGCGATTTATGAGTCGAGAAGTGTATGGCGAAATCGACAAATATATTCTCGACCATGCCGCAGAGCGTGGCACAGCGGTTCATAAAGCAGCTGTGGAATTGGATCTGCATGGAACGGTGGAATGCGACGAAGAAATTTTCGGATATCTTGAAGCCTATGCTAAATTTTTGCGCGAGCACGAGGTTCACTGGGACATTATTGAGCGCGCTTTCGCACATCCGAAACTGCTGTATGCCGGCACAATTGACCGCGCGGGCTTGGTAGATGGGTTCTACACTATTGTAGACATTAAAACCAACTGCGCAATTAAAAAGCCTTTGGTAAAGGCGCAATTAAACGGCTATCGAAAGCTGTTGCAGGCGCGCCGCAAGCGAGTTGAACGGCTTGTCTGTCTACAACTGCGGCCCGATGGAAAATATCGCTTTTACCCCACTGCAATTGACGATACAGAATTTATGGCGTGCTACAAAATCCACGCCGCAATGTCGAAACGACAGAAACGAGGAAAAATAGAATGAACGATAAAATGATGGAGCCTTTAGAGCAGGGTTTACAAGATCCGGCAGCAGCCGCTCTTACCATGCAGGACACGCTTGCACAGGCCAAAAGCCTCGCTGAAAATATTACCCTGCTCAATACAATTTCCAAGCTAGCTAATAAATACGCCAACAGCACCATGATTCCGCGAGACTACCAACGCAACCCGGACAACTGCTTTGTTGCCATTGAGCTTGCTGGGCGCATGGGCGTATCGCCTACCCTAGTCATGCAAAACCTTGTGGTAGTGCAAGGGCGGCCGGCATGGAGCGGGCAAAGCTGTATTGCGCTGGTTAATGGCTGCGGTAAGTTTACCCACGATTTAGATTTTGTGTTTGAAGGCACACCCGGCAACGACGATTGGAGCTGCCATTGCGAAACAATTCGCAAATCTGATGGCAAGCACTTAATTGGCACTTCAATTTCAATTCAGCTGGCTAAGACCGAGGGCTGGTTTGGGAAATCCGGCAGCAAGTGGCAAACTATTCCGCAGCAAATGCTGATGTACCGTGCGGCGAGCTGGTTTGCTCGTACTTATTGCCCCGAGGTACTTATGGGCTTCTCTACCGCTGATGAAGCCGAAGACATAGCTTCAGCTCCTGATGCTGCACCTAAGAAAAGGATTGTGGTGTAATTGCGACCTCTTCCTTGCGAAATTATAAAGTGCCAGGACGGCGTGGGCTTTTGGACGTTCACGCCGTTCAAGCATACCTATTTGCTGAACAAACAACAAATGCACTGCGAAACAAGGCTTATCGACGGCCGGCAAATCAGCCCACAACAGCGAAGATACATTTACGCTACGTTACGTGATATTGGCTTATTTACTGGTTTTGTGGGCGAAGAAATAAAAGCCGTAATGAAATACGAATTTATTGCACGCACCGGCGCTGAGTATTTCAGCTTAGCTGATTGCACTATGAGCCAAGCCAGAGAGTTCTTGACATTCTTAATTGAGTTTTGCATCGAGAATGACATTGGAACTTCTGAATCACTTTTGATGCGCAGCCCGGATATCAGTCAGTATATCTACGCATGCATTGCAAACCGAAAATGCTGTCTTTCCGGTAAGCCGGCAGAAATTCATCATGTGGATGCGATAGGCGCAGGGCGCGATAGAAATGAGATAGTTCATCTAGGCATGCGAGTGCTGCCGCTCGCCCGAGAATACCATACCGAAGCCCATACAATCGGCCGAGACAGCTTTTGCAAGAAATATCATGTTTTTGGCATCGCCTTAGATGAATACCTTTGCGAAAAGCTGGGACTGAAAGCCAAATGAAAGGATGTATCGTTTTGAGTTTGAATACTGTTGTGCTTATGGGCCGCCTTACAGCGGACCCAGAGCTTCGGCGCACCCCTAACGGTGTGTCGGTAACCACATTTACCATCGCGGTAGAACGTACTTATACCCCACATGGTCAGGAAAGGCAAACTGACTTCATTGAAATTGTGGCATGGAGAAATACTGCGGAATTTGTTTGCAAACATTTCAGCAAGGGCAAGATGATCGCTTTGTCCGGTAGCATCCAGACTAGGCCCTATGAGGACAAAGAAGGCCGTAAACGCAAGGCTTTTGAGATCTTGGCAGATAACGTGTCCTTTTGCGGCGACAGGGCATCTGCGCCCGCTCAGCCTTCCCCTACGGTGTTATATGAACCCCCAGTTAGTTTTTCACAGGGGGCCAGTGATGATTTCAGAGTGGTAGACGACAACGAAGATTTACCCTTTTAAGGTGGTGATTTTATGGCTGATGTGAAATGGATAAAAATTGTCACAGATATTTTTGACGATGAAAAGATGCTTCTTATTGAGTCGCTTCCGGATGCCGACGGTATTATCGTCGTTTGGTTTAAACTACTTTGCTTAGCAGGCAAACAGAACAACAGCGGGGTGTTTGTTCTCAATGATAAAATCCCTTACACAGACAAAATGCTTGCTACTATATTCCGCAAAAAAGAATCTACCGTCCGTATGGCCTTAGAAACGTTCGAGCGATTCGGCATGGTCGAAATAGTTGATGGAGTTATTACCATCCCAAACTGGGAAAAACACCAAAGTTTGGATCGCCTGGACAAAATCCGAGAGCAAACTCGAGCCCGAGTAGCTAATCACCGTGAAAAACAAAAGCTTCTCGCAGACTGTAACGTTACATGTAACGCTGATGTAACGGAGTGTAACGCAACAGATAAGATAAGAGAAGATAAGAATAGATTAGATAATAATATAGAGGGTAAACGCAAGCGTTTTACCCCTCCCACTGTTTCTGATGTACGAGCTTATTGTGCTGAAAGAGGAAATAATGTGGACGCGCAACGCTTTGTTGACTTCTACACCTCAAATGGATGGCTTGTTGGCAAAAACCATATGAAAGATTGGAAAGCTGCTGTAAGAACATGGGAGCAAAGGAACGGCAAAAAAGATGATGAAAAACCAAGAAGTACATATCAATGCCCTACTCGACTATGAACGTCGCCGCGTAGAGCGCGAAAATCAGAAGCCGGGGCACCTTACTGGAATCGACTGCCCCATTTGCCGAAATCGCGGCATCGTATGGGTGCTAGATGAAAAGCATATCACACCGGTTATGAAGCGTTGCGAATGCATGGACCGACGCGCTGCAGCGTCCCGCATAAAAAAGAGTGGCCTTACAGACGCTCTGCAAGGCCTTACATTTCAAACTTATACCGCATGCGAAAAATGGCAGCTGGACATCAAGAAAGCCGCTATTGAGTACACCAGAGCGCCGGAGGGATGGTTTTTTATCGGCGGTCAGGTTGGCTGCGGAAAAACACATATCTGCACCGCCATCCTTAACGAGCTGCTGAAAAATAAAGCCTGTGTTTACATGAAATGGCGCGACGATGTACGAGATATCAAAGCCAAAGCAAACGACGAGGCTGGTAGCCGGCTGTTGGAACGATTCAAAACCGCGTCTGTTTTATACATAGACGACCTGTTCAAAGGCGGCATCACCGAGGCTGATCTCAATATCGCCTTTGAAATTATCAATGCGCGGTATAACAGCCGCAGCTTACTGACGATTATCTCGACCGAAAAATACATCAATGAGCTAATTGACCTAGATGAAGGCATTGGCTCACGCATAGCGCAAAGATCCCATGGCCACCAACTAGAAATTGGCCGCGATGATCGAAAGAATGTGAGGCTGCGGATCTAAGCATCATTAGTTCTCAAGCTTATATTGAAAGGAGTTTTCAGTGAACTTGACTTACGAAGATAAAATCAAGTATTTACGAAGATATCGAAACGCCATCTGTGAAATTAATCGGCTTGAAGATGAAATTGCAAAATGGCGTAGCTTAGCAGAAAAGGTTACGGCGTCTTTAGCATTGGCTCCCGGCGGGAGCACCGGCGACCGAATTCCTTCTGCTGTAGAACATATTGAAGAATGCATTGCAAAGCGCGAACGAGAATTATCTGCTTTGTGTGTCCTGAGAGACGAAATTGGCAAAGCAATTGAAACGGTGGCTGATGAACGACTTGCGCGGCTATTACGGTTAAGGTACATAGACCACCTACGAGTAGAAGAAATCGCTGAGCAGGAGCACATCGACTTTAGGTGGACACAGAAACTCTTGCGTCGCGGGATCGAGAAAATGGCCGTATAAAGCCGCTCTCTCAATATGGTATAGTTAAAATGAAAAAGCACCGATAAACGGTGCTTTTTATATTTTACTTGTTGTTTTGGGAATTTATTGATGTCCTAAAAAGCTTTTAAAACTATACATCTTGCGGAATAATCTGGTCGCAAATTTCCCTCAATAATAAATATTCGCTTTTAGCTACGCTGAAATTTGCTTTACCTGCTTTTTTTTGAAGTTTATCAATTAAATTCATCCATTCCGTTTTAGAAGTTTTACCTCCAGCTTTTTTCTTTTCAGATCCTAGTGTAAAAAGTTCTGAAAAATGATCCGACCAATTTTTTCCGTAAAGAACAATATCTCTACAATTGAGCATTGTTACGAAGTCCCAAAATTCGCAAGGCTCCCCCGTTTCATACTGCTGTGCTAAGGCATCTTTAGAAGCTTTGGTAAAAATGCTTTTTGGGATCTCGTTAATCCATTTATTTGGATAAGCATCCTCTAGTTTCTCGCGAATTATTGCTTTTACAGCTTTCTCAATATCAGCCAGCATGGTAACGGTTTCTTGATTAAATTCCTTACCATGGTCTTCCCAGTATTTTTCTAGACCATCCGGCAAAAATTCAGGTCGCTCTTGATGAATCGCTTTTTGAAAATAGCGGGCACAATGCATAGGACCATTTCCACCATATGTAGTTCGTATATCGCTCCGCTGTTCTTCAGTTATATTATCAATAAATCTACAGATAGGATCAAGATAGTATTTTGTAGCCTCAGCCATAGCTTCCGGCTTATCATTTAACGGATGAATGGAACCACGGTCGACTAAGAAGTTAGCAATATCATTTATTACTCTAATTAATCCACCAATTCCATTGTTAATTGTGAGGATACCCCCATCAGCACTTCCCTTATCCCATTCTTCTGCGGCATTGTTTTTAATGTGCAACAAGCAGAGCTCTAGATATGAATACAATTGGGCTAACGTAGCATCATTGTTTCCTAAATCAAAAATTCCATTTTGCGTAAGTGAATTCTTCTTATCAAACTTAGATAGAAAGTTACCAACATTTATAGCAATGCGAATGCATTCAATGGTAATACATTTTTCTAAAGATCCGGGCTCTTCCCCAATAATAATCTTGCCATAAAGGGGCGAGGACGTTTTTTCTCCTAATTCTTGTGCAATTCTTAATCTCAAGGCATCTCGTCGCTCAGCTTCCTTTGGAGAAACCCAAAGCATATCGGCATTAAGAGTATTTCTAAGATTTTTAGAAACAGATTTCTGATTTTCATTAATTTCCATAAATAGCTTCACCTGCTCATCTTGGGCAAGATTTTCGAATGCTACCACTGGAATTGAATTAGATTGAGCATATGGCGAGTCAGAATAGCCGTAGAGTCTATGTTGGCCATCAATGATATAAGCAGATTTATACTTTTGGGGCAAATAGAGAACGCCTAAATCCGCAACTGCTCCCTCAACTTGCTTGTCCGAACGATCAAATTTCAAGGGGCGTTTAGAGTCGATACTGATAATTATCGAGTTTGCAAAATAGCCATGTTCTTCATTTATGAATTTACGTACAGAATTAAGACGATTCTTTTTTATGATGCGTTGATAGGTCGGCATCATACTGCTGTTGGCTTCATTTCTATGGAGTACATATCCTATTTTTAATAGTTTTTCTGGTTCAATAGAAAATGAATAATAATTGTGTCCTCCCATTTTCCCTTTGATGGCAGGAATTCGCGTATCCATTCCTTTTATCTTTTGATTCGCAAATAAGTTTCCAAGCAACTGATAACGTGCGCTTGAACCCAAATGCTTAACCAACTCGGAATAATAATTAATTTCTGTGTCATCAAAATGAGCAATTTCTAATTGGCTCATTCGGCTACTATCTTCTTGGCTTATACGATAATTATGAGTAGCGAAAATAAATTTCACTTTGCGATCAGGGTATTGTTTCGTAGCTTCGTTTCTCAGCCCTGACATCTTTGCGCCTAAAGCTTCTATCTCTTTTTTAAATACCCCATCTTTAACTGTAAGAGCACTTTTACATTCCACAAAAATAATAGTTTCATCATCTACAGCAAAAACATCTATTTGTTGTGTCTGCCCTGTTGCCTCACCATAGCTCATAACAAAGTGTTGATCTTTATTTAATACAGTAAAACCCAAGTTATAAAATAAAAGCCAAACAGTGTCTTCAAACACTTCATCCTGCGGCTTATCTTTTTTCACTTTAGCCTTCTTAGCATTCTTCATGCTGGAAAGAAATTCCCATCCATCTTCCTTTTCATCCTCCAACGAAGAGACATATACCGTTTTTGAAAGGAAAGGAAGGGATCTGGATCGTTTAATGAGTTTCAATTCGTCTCCTTGAGCAATCCGATCCCAAGTTGTTTTGCCCATACTTTATACTCCTTCCGGGATATTAGTAAACACAAATTCTTGAATTTTAGCCCGTCTAGCATTTTTTCCGCCAATAAGGCTATTTCGCTCCACAATTACTTTTCGATCGTCTTCTTTTCTAAAAATAGCATCAATAGTTTCATGTGCAGCATTTGTTAAAATATAAAAAGCTCCCCGATTTTTAATTTCATTAATATACTCGTTTAGCCGATGTTGGTCGTTTAGTGAAAACAAGTCGCGATTGTACTCAATAAAGCCATTTTGATTATGCGAAACGGTATAAGGGGGATCTAAAAAAATCAAATCGTTTTTATGAATATTATCAAGACTGAGCACAAAATCACCTTGAGAAATATGGACTCCTTGAAGAGCTCTGCTGGCATCCAGAAAACGTTCTTCATTAAATGTTAAATTCTTTCGATGCCCATAAGGAACATTATATTGTCCAGCCTTATTGACTCGATACAAGCCATTATAAGAAGTATGATTCAAATAGATAAATCGCGCTGATTGTGTAATGGCTCCTCGACTTTTCAATTTGCGAATTTCGTAATATTGCTCTTCTGAATTTTCAAATTTTTGAAGCTTATGTATAACTCTCAATGGGGTATCTTGTAATGTACGATAAGTGGTAATCAAATCTTTATTCATGTCTGAAAGAAAAGTTTGATGCCCTTGAGCATTTGGTTCTAAAGAAAAGAATATTGCTCCTCCGCCTAAAAAAGGCTCATGATAATTATTATATTGTAAGTTTCCAATGATGTCCTGTAATGGTGCTACCAACCAGCTCTTTCCTCCAGCCCATCTTAAAAAGGGAATCGCCATATAGTCCTCCGCAAAACTTGGATTATGTTTTTAACCCCCAATATATATTTTTGTAAGTCAAATAAATATTTTGGGCACTCATTTGTCTATTTTTAATAATAAAAACTTAAACACTCATATATTAGATTGTTTTTTTCGACAATTTATTTATATAATATCGTACATTTCATAAAATATCAAATTTTTTATGGAAAAAATTACCTTTAAATATTTGTTAAAGAGGTGGTGATGTGCCGAATGAAAAAAACCTTATCCCAAACTCCGAACGAACTCCGGAAGAACGCAAAGAAATTGCAACTGCTGGCGGCATTGCCTCCGGAGCCGCTCGGCGAAGAAAACGCAGCTTAAAAGAAGCAGCTGATCTGTACTTATCACTCCCCGTTTCGGATCGTCGCGCTTTCAATAAAATCACCCGCCGGTATGTCGATGTAGAAGATATTGATAACCAGATGGCCATGATTATCGGTCTGACCGATGCCGCAACACGAGGTGATGCAAAAGCAGCTACTGTAATTGCAAAACTGATTGGTGAAGAAACGCCCAGAGAAGATCAGGCAGCCGAACATCTGGCAAAAGCGGCAAAGATGCTGGAGGGCATTCATGGCGTTATCGAATAAACAAATTGAATATCTGCAAAGCTGTAATCACCGTTGGAATATCAAAGTCGGCGCAACCGGTAGCGGCAAAAGCTGGCTCGACTATGCTGTGGTAATTCCTAAGCGCTTATTGGCCTTACGTGGGCAGGGCGCAGCCGTACTGCTTGGCAATACACAAGGTACCCTTTCCCGCAATATATTAGATCCAATGCGCGAAATTTGGGGGCCGCAGCTTGTCGGCACTATCAGCAGCGACAATACTGCCCAGCTCTTCGGTAAAAAGGTGCATGTGCTGGGTGCCGATAATAAAAAGCACGTCGCTCGCTTACAGGGTATGACCATCGAATACGGCTACGGCGATGAGATGACCACCTGGAATGAAGAAGTATTTCAGATGCTGAAAAGTCGCTTGCGCTGTGAACACAGCTTTTTTGATGGAACCGCAAACCCGGACAACCCTCAGCACTTTCTTAAAGTCTTTATGGACAGTGACGCGGATGTCTTTTGTCAGACTTCTACGATTGATGACAATCCTTTTCTCCCCCGCGAATTCGTGGAGAACTTGAAAAAGGAATACGCTGGCACTGTTTACTATAATCGCTTCATTCTGGGGCAATGGGCGGCCGCTGAAGGCATTATTTATCGTGCATTCGCAGATAGCCTTGCCGCTAATGATAACCGCTTTCTATGGCCTGCTGGCAAGCCGTTGCATCCTTGGCACGTTCATATTGGCGTAGACTTCGGCGGCAATGGTTCGCAGCACGCTTTTGTGGCAATCGGAATATTGCCGCAGTATGCGGGTGTCATTATACTGCAAAGCCAGCGGACCAATGCTGCTCAGACAGATCCTGAAAAGCTCAATACCGTATTCTTAAACTTTTGCCTTGCTGTGTTCGCTCGTTGGGGCGAGATTCATGCAGTCTTCGCAGATAGCGCCGAACAAGTTTTAATTCGGGGTTTGCGTGTAGCTGCGCAGCACTCTTCCCTCCCCTGGCTTGCCGGCCGCATTTATAACGCTGCTAAGATAGAAATTACAGATCGCATACGCCTGACGTCCACTTTGATGGGCGGTGGGCGTTTTTGGTATCTGCCGGAAGCTGGTAGCGCGCGCGATGCACTGGGTACTGCACTCTGGTCTGGCAAGCACCCAGGCAAAGATGAGCGCTTAGACGATGGCACGACTGATATTGATACGCTTGACGCTTTGGAATACACCATGGAGCGTGACTACAAACATTATTTGAGGCTGGTGTGACATGAACATTACGAATTTCATTAAATACCTGAATGAAACCAAGAAGTGGAACATCCAGGGCAAATATTATACTTATATCGACCAGTGGCGTGCGTGGTGGCAGGGTTTCACTCCTGAGTTCCATACAATCCGGGAGATTGGGCTGGACGGGGAAACTCGTACGCGCGAAATGTACCGGATGCGCATGCCAAAGCGCGCTTGTGAAGACTGGGCAAGCCTACTGTTAAATGATAAGACATTCGCCTGCATAAGCGACAAGAACTCATCTGATTGGCTAATTGGCCCAGAAGGACAGCAAACCGGCGGCATACTTCGACAAATTGATTTTTGGACCCGAGCAAACGAGCTTGTTGAACTTACAATGCGAAGCGGCACCGGGGCTTTTGTGATGAGCCTGGATAATCTCAAGGTCGAAAAAGGCGCTGTTGTGAAATCTCCGGATGCGGTCATCTGCATGGACTATGATCCAGCTGAATGTATTTTGCCCCTCACAATTCGTCACGGGCGTGTGGTTGATGTTGCTTTTGCCTCAGAGGTGACGATCGGCGGCAATAGCTGCATTTATTTACAGACACACCAGCTTATAACAGTAAAAGGTGTTCGCCAGTACCGCATCACTAACGAATACTTCACCAGCAAAGACGAGGAAAAGGAAACCGCAAGTTATGCTCCTACGGCTTTGCCTGATGGAGTGATTGGTACCTTTACCACCGGCAGCGATGTGCCCTGGTTTGCGATTATTACACCCAACGTCGTTAAGAACATTTCCGGCGGCCCTGGGCTTGGCATGGCAGTTTTCGCCGAAGCCTTAGACCAGGCAAAGCAGTGCGATGCTGCTTTTGATAATTACCACCGTGATATTTTCCTCGGCGGTAAGAAAGTGTTTTATAATAAGCGTCTGCTGAACAGCTATATCGACAAAGACGGAAAGGAGCATTTTGCTACTCCTGATGATGTTCGGCAGTCGCTGTTCGTTCATGCTCCTGGCAACGACCCTGACGATGAACCAGATTGGCATGAATATAATCCAGATCTGCGAGTGGATGATAACAGCAAAGCCGTACAGGATGCCTTGGACTATTTCTCATTTAAAGTGGGTCTTGGCACCCATCACTATCAATTTAGCGCAGGTAACATTGCAACTGCAACTCAGTACAATGGTGATCGGCAAGACATGGTACAGCATGCAAATAAGCATCAAATTAAAATAGAGGCTGCACTATTACAGATTTTTAAAGCAATGCTCTGGGCTGGTAAAGTCATCATGGGGCAACCAGTCAATCCAGATGCGCAAATTACCATTAACTTTGATGACCGCTACATCGCTGATGCTGATACACGCCGCAAATGGGACCAGGAGGACGCGCTTAATGGTTTCCTGCCCAAATACCGGTATAACATGGAATGGCGCGGTATGAGCGAGCAAGACGCAAAGAAAGCGGTCACCGAAGCAAGCAACGAATCTGGCATCAATGAGCGGTTGCAGTTTGAAAGTGGTGACGCCTAATGCTGACGCCGGAATATCTGGAACAGCTGCCTGACGCCTTTGTTTCTCTGTGGCAGCAAGTCGAAGACGATATTCTCCGCGACATCGGACGCCGCATTTCCAAGATGGACGGAATTACCGACACCGCTGAATGGCAAGCCTGGCGCTTTGAGCAAACGCGTGCACTGCGCACCGACGTAATAAAGCTGCTAGCCAAATACAGCGGTAAAAGTGCGACAACTATTCGGCAGCTCATGCAAAGCGCCGGTATCGAAACGCTTGCAAGCGATGACGCGCGGTATCGAGCGGCCGGGCTTTCCCCTTCCGATTTAAACCAGAGTACAGCTCTTTTAAATTTATTGAATGCTGGATATCGGCAAACGCTTGGCACCTGGCAAAACCTTACCGGTACAACCGCCAACACTGTGGCACGGCAGTTTGAAAACGAACTATCGCGCGCATGGCTCCAGGTCTCTAGCGGGGCATTTGATTATAAGTCCGCTATTAAGCGTGCAGTTGATACCCTTTCTCAGACGATGCAGGGCGTCACTTATCCCAGCGGCCACCATGACACCTTAGAGGTCGCATGCCGGCGCGCAATACTCACTGGCGTTAACCAGACCGCAGCTAAGTTGCAAGTAGCACGTATGGAAGAGATGGGCTGCGAATTTGTTGAGGTTACCGCGCACGCTGGTGCGCGCCCAGAGCATGCAACGTGGCAAGGCCAGATATATCACCACGGTGGTTCTATCACTTATGAAGGACAGCATTATCGTGATTTCGAAGCCGCTACCGGCTATGGCACAGGCGCCGGCCTTTGCGGTTGGAACTGCCGGCACAACTTCTACCCTTTCTTTCCTGGACTCTCTCAACCAGGCTACACCGATGCGGAGCTTGACGCATTGAATGCCAAAGAGATTCAATATGCCGGGCAGCAATATTCCCGATATGAAATTTCTCAAATGCAACGCAGCTTAGAACGCAAAGTGAGAGCAGCTAAAAAGCTATTTATCGCTGAAGATGCTGCCGGGCTAGACACTGTTAACGCAGCCGCCAAGCTGTCAAACGCTCGGCAAAAACTGAAACAGTTTACTCACGCTACTCAAAGGCGGGTAGATTCTGCAAGGTTAAGCGTCTACGGGTTTGGGCATAGCCAAGCAAGCAAAGCTGTCTGGGCTGTAAGGCATAACACCTTGACAAACACCATTGGGCATACCATAATAAAAATAAAGAGAAGCGCCCCCACCGGTCCTGCAAACGGCATTACTCAAAAAGCAAATGCAAAAGGCGGTATAGATCGCAACTACTATGGAGCTGATGGAAAACAGGTAAAGCAAATCAGCAATAATGGGCATGGTCATAAAGTGGAGGAGGCTCTAGGCCGCCACGGCGAACATGCGCATGATTACTGGTGGGATGAGAACGGCAAGCCGCATCATCTTGCTGCCAGAGAATTAACCGATAAAGAGCGAAAGGAGAATGACGATATTTTATGAATATGATGGATGTGATTAAAAGCACTATTGTAGACAATGCAACTTTATTCGGTTTCGACTATAATGGAAAATCAGGAAACATTGATCCCAGCTATACGCCGGAAACCGGGGATTCTTTTCTGTTATTCTTCAACGGAAATGAGCAATCGGTGTCCTCTATTGATGAGGTGTTCAGCACGCCATTTATAGATGGAAAGACCTTATCTGAGGTTGCAAACCAGATTACAATTACAGAATGGTGAAACCACCCTGCTTTTGCGAGGTGGTTTTTTCATGCCTTAATTCAATAAATTCGGCGTCCTGCCTTGCTGCGGGGCGCTGTTTTTATACAAAAAATGCCCTGGACATGGAGTTAAACTGCCCAGCCATGCGGAAGCAACCCGCGACAACAAAGCGTAGGCAGAAAGGAACCAACATGAAACGCGAAGATGTAAAATCCAAAATTGAAGGCATTACCGACGCACAACTTGATTGGCTGATGGACGAGCACGGCAAAGACATCAACGCCGAAAAAAACAAGTCTACAGATTTGCAGGGCAAGCTGGAGGCGGTAAGTGCGCAGCTGAAAACCGCACAAGACGGTTTGAAAGCCTTTGAGGGCGTGGACGTCAGCGCTCTGAATGGCAAAATCACCGAGCTTCAAAACAAGCTTACTGCACAAGAAGAAGCTTTTCGCTTTGACAGTCTGCTCGATGGCGCCATCCGCGACGGCAAGGGCCGTAACGTGAAGGCAATTCGCAGCCTGCTCGATCTGGACGCGCTCAAAGCCTCAAAAGACCAGACTGCTGACATTAAAGCAGCTTTGGAAAAATGCAAGACCGAAAATGCCTGGGCTTTTGAAGGCACTGAAGCAGATCCAGCCAATAAAACAGGCATGCAGACTGGCGGCGAACATGGTACTGGCGGTGGTGCATCTTCCGAAACCCTTGCAGGCGAAATCAGCTCTATTCTTTACGGAACCAAAAGCGAATGAAAGGATGAACTATAATGGCATTTACTCTTGAGGATGCAAAAAAACTCAGTCAGTCTAAACTGACCAACTTTGTCATTGACGAATTCCGCAAATCCCCTATTCTCGATGCGATGGTGTTCGATGACACCGTTAAACCCGGCGGCGGCAACTCTCTTGCCTATGTTTATAACCGCGTAACTACCCTGCCCACTGCTGCCGGCCGTGCGATCAACTCCGAATATACCGCGCAGGAAGCAAAAACCACTCAGTATACCAGCAACCTTGCTGTGTTTGGCGGCAAATTCGCCCTTGACCGTGTGCTGATCAACAACGAAAAACAGGTAACCGATTTGGTGCAGTTTCAGCTTGCACAGAAAATCGCTGCAACCCGCGCCAAGTTCTGCGATCAGTTCATCAATGGTGACTCGTCTACCGACGCCACCGCGTTTGATGGCTTGGATAAAGCTATTACCGGCAGCTCCACCGAGCGCACTATCTCGGCTGGCCTCGACCTTTCCTCTGCAACCAAAATCGAGACGAACTGGAAAGCTTTTCTCTATGAGCTGCGCCAGACTCTCAAGCTGATGGACGGTGCGCCCAGCATTGCACTGATGAACGGTGACATGTTTGCTGTAATTCAGACGGTCGCAGATTACGCCGCCGGTTTTACTGCCACAAAAAACGACCTCGGTCAGGAGCTCGTCAAATATGGCAACACCATCCTGATGGATGCCGGTGACAAGCCTGGCTCTTCCAGCCCCATCATCTCCACTTCCGCAATTTATATGACTCGCATCGGTTTGGACGGCGTACATGCGGTTACTCCGGACGGTTCTCGCGGTCCCAAGACCTACCTGCCGAACATGTCGGAGCCTGGTGCTGTGAAATTCGGCGAGGTTGAGATGGTTGCTGGTATGGCACTGAAGGCCACCCGTGCCGCCGCTGTGCTGCGGGGCATTACTCTGTAAGGAGGCAGTTATGAGTAAATACAAAATTATCGCACCGGTTAAAAAGACTTGCGACGGCTATGGTCTGCATTTTGTGGATGGCATTGCCGGCACGGATGACGATACCCGCGCTGAATATCTGAAAACCCGGGGCTACGAGGTGGAGCTTTCAGAGGCCGCCGTTGAAGATGCAAAGAAAGCCGAAAAAGAAGCGACTAAAGCCGCTAAAGCTGCCAAAAAAGCGGCAGAAGCAAGCTCCGAGCCTACAACTTCGCCGGACATTTAAGGAGAGATATTTTGCTTTACTGTGATTATCGTAGCTATGTACGTATGGGTGGGCTGATGACCGAAGAACAGTATCAAATCTGGGGTAGCCGGGCGACTCGAAAAATCGACCAACTAACCTTGGGAAGAGCGCAAGCTCATAGGTTATACCTTGCAGCTGAGCTTGCTGACGCATGTGGCCAAATGGCCGACGCTATGCAACGCCAAGCAGCTGCGCGAGCATCTTCTGCCAGTGGTCTCCTTGCCGGTGCAAGTACCGATGGTTACAGCGAAAGATACTCCGCTGGGAACAGCCGTGCCGCAGAAAGAGAGCTCTACCGTCTACTTGCCGACGCACTCGGCAACGATCCTTATGGATTGCTATACGCGGGGGTATAAGCATGCTAGGCTGTAATAAAACAATCACCATCGTCAACAGCTACCACAATTCTGATACCGATGAGGACGTTTATCTCTGCCATACGTTCTATGGTTGCAGCTGGCATGCGCAGCGTATGAGCCGGCCCGAAACAAACGGTTTAAGTTCTGCTGAAATTCATAAGCTGCGCATCCCGGTTGCTTCGGCCGCCGGGATGCCTTTTTATCATTCGCAGGCATGGGATGCACTCCCGCCAGCTGTAAAGGCAAAAAGCTGGACACTTGCACCAGGCAGTAAAATCATCGCCGGCCAGGTTGACAGCATCACACCGAGACAATATGCGGTGTTAGCCAGCGGTTCTTGTGTCACTATTCTCGGCTATCATGACAATCGCGGCACCGCAATGCCGCACTGGTATGTGGAGGGCGAGTAAATGGGAACAAATCCAAAATGTCGTGTACCGCAGCCTAATGATTTTGTCATGGGGCGCAACGGCGGCTGTTCGGTTCGTTTACACTGGTCTCCAGCCATGGGGCCTCGTTTCTCTGGCGCAATGCAACAAGCACAAACAATGTTTGATCACGAGTGCGCTCGCTTAACCGATAAATATGTCCCCAAGGATTCCGGCACGCTGAAAAACAGTGTGATCACTGCTTCTGATTTCGGATCTGGCATGCTCGTTTACAACACGCCCTATGCTCGCGCGCAGTATTATCGGCATGTGCTGGGTACCGGCTTACACAGCGGGTTGCGCGGCGCACACTGGGGCGAAAGAATGGTAAGCGACAACAAAGCACATCTTCATTCGTTTGTCGCTGGAGCAATTAAGAAAGGGATAGGCTGATGGGTGGAACCATTAAGAGCATGCAAGCATGGCTGAAAAGCTGCCCGCTTGTCACAGATATTGGCGGCAGCCATGTCGCCTTTCGCATCAACTATTTGGGCAGCAAGCCGGTAGAATTTGCTATCGAAGACACTCCCGGTGATCCGATTCTGCAAAAGTATATTTCCGGTTCGCTAAGGGTCAAAAACTTCGTACTGGCCTCTCGTATGGAGTACAGCGAGCAGATTGCACAACAAGCCGGAAATAGCGAATTCTGGGAAGCGTTTTCGGACTGGATTGAAGCCAAATCTGACGCCAAAGAACTGCCGACCCTTGCAGACGGCAAAACCCCGCGCTCCGTCGCGGTTACCAGTACCGGCTACATTATCACCAGTGCCGCCGGCACCTGCAAATTCCAAATCCAAATTCAACTGCAATATTATCAGAAAGGAGCTCGCGAGCAATGAAAATCAGTGAGCTGATGGCAAATCACACTCCGCGGCCGGAATATGCCGGTTTCGCAGACGCTGACACCTGGGTGCTTGGCATTAAAACTTCAGACTCCGAAAAGGCACCCAAAGACTTTGATATTTTTCAGGTCGGTGCGAAAGACCAGTCTGTTTCGTTTAACCCCAAAACAGCCAGTACCACCTATGTACGTGCCGGCGAGGTAACTGTCAAAACAGGCAACGCAGGCAAAATCAAGTTGGAGTTCGATCGCTGCTATGGGGATGCGGCACAGGACTTTCTCGCCAGCCATAAAATCATCTGGGGCACTGGCGAGCAAGTTAAAACACAATTCGTGTATTTCAATTATCTTACCGGAAAAGGTATTTCGGGCGAAGGCAACGTCATTATGGACGATGGCCCGAATCAGTCTGCCGGCAACAACGGCACCTTTAGCGGAAATTTGTTCATCATTGGTACCCCTGAAGAGTATACCTATTCCGCCTTAGCTTAACCTACCCCGGCCCCGCCCGTTTTACCTCCCCGGGTGGGGCCACTTTTATGGGCTTTTGAGCCACGCCGGTGCAACTCCGGCAAAGCCCACACAGTTATAAAGGAGGCTTTACTATGAAAATCAATGGAATTGAGTTCAGCTTTTCTGCTGCCAATGCAAAAGATCTTGAACGGATGGAAGCCGCGCATCTGCTGTCAGAGAAAGAGTCGGCAGCCGAGAAGCTGCGCATTGAAAAAGAACACATCACAAGTTTGCCGGAGATTATCCGCGGCCAGTGCAAGATAGTGATGAACTTTATCGACCGCACGTTGGGCGACGGTGCGAGTCAAAAGCTCGGTCTTGATGGTAATGATCTGAACGACTGCAAGCGTGTGTGCAGCGCGATTCTCTGTGCAACGCAAAACGAGTATAAAGCACTTGGACTTTACACTGCCGCGCGGGTACAGCGCAATGCGTTATAACCTACTTATTGACGAGTTGCCGCAAGATGCCGGCGGGTTGCAGATTAATACCAGCTTTCGAGTGGGCATTTTGCTTGAGCAGTTGTTGCAGGACGAGAGCGTTTCAGATGAACAGACAGTGGATCTTGCCCTCGGACTGCTCTTTCCTCAGGGATATTCCAACAGAGAACAAGCTTGGCATGTTTTGCTTTGGTTTTTTCGCTGCGGAAAACCAGTATCGCATAGCGGCGGCACCCAGACGGCACACAGTAGCAAAGCTTACGATTTTGATGAGGACGCATCGCTTATCGTTGCAGCTTTTCAGCAGGCTTACGGCATCGACCTGACTACAGAAGACCTGCACTGGTGGCGATTTCGAGCGCTGTTCGACGGCCTGCCGGAAAACTGCCGTATCTGCAAAATCATGGGCTACCGTACGGCTGACACCACAGACATGCCAGAAAGTGCAAAATCCTTTTACAGCAAAATGAAAGCCCGCTACGCGCTGCAAAGCCCTAAAGCAAGGCCGCATACCGCCGCAGAGCGGGATGCAGCTTTGAAAGCGAAAATAGACGAACAATTTAGAAAGGCAGAGGCATGGATAAAGAAAGAACCCCTGTAAAGTGCCCCTACTGCGGCAAGAACGCCCCGGTTTGGCGTACCCAAAACGCCAAAGCCACCGGTATATGGGTGAAGTGCAAAAACCCTGCATGTCGGAAAGAGTTTGAAGTGAAAATATAAGCCTGTGCCATTGTGCCCGCGCTCCTTAGGAGGTGGGTATCATTTGGCAGACTTTACAGTAAAGGGCGACACTAGCCTAGACGCCAGCGGGTTTAATGGCGGTATTTCTGCCATGACCGTTGCTGGCGGCAACCTAATTAGCTCTTTTGTGCAAAAGGTAGCCTCAGCAGGCGTAGAGATTGCCAAATCATTCATGAGCATCGGTGTAGGCTTTAATGCACAGCTGGAAACCTACACTACCAACTTTACAACGATGCTGAATGGCAACGCTGAGGCCGCGAGTACATTACTGGGTGAGCTGCGAGAACTGGGTGCATCGACTCCCCTTGCTATTAATGATTTGACCAATGCCGCCCAAACTTTGCTGTCTTTTGGCGCAGCCGACGCCAGCAGCATGACGGATACTCTGCGCATGATTGGCGACGTATCGCTGGGTAACGCTGAAAAACTAAAATCGCTTTCTCTTGCCTATGGCCAGATGGTCAGCACCGGCAAGCTGCAGGGCCAAGACCTGTTGCAGATGATAAATGCTGGCTTTAACCCGTTGCAGGAACTTTCTGAAATGGGTTATGGCACAATGGCATCACTCAAGGAGAAGATGTCGGACGGCGCTATTTCGGTTGAAATGGTGCAAGCTGCTTTCGAGCATGCAACCAGCGAAGGTGGCAAGTTCTACAATGCGATGGAAAATGCCAGTCACACCTTTGCAGGCCAACTCTCTACGCTGAAAGACAATGCAACCTCCCTGGCGGGAGATATCACCAAAGGGCTAACTGATAACCTGTCTAAGAATGTATTGCCAATGGCTATCGGCTGGGTTGATAAGCTGCAAACAGCTTTTACCCAAAATGGTACCGCCGGTATGGCCTCTGCGGCTCTGGATATTGCACAAGGGCTAATCGTCAATCTCATGGACGCCGGGCAGTCGCTCTTTGATTCTGGACTTGAGATGATTGACCAGGTTGCTGCTGGGCTCGTCGAGGGTGTACCACAGTTTCTGTCTCATGCATTGCCGATGATTGAGCAGTTCACTGCAAATCTGCGGCAAAATGCAGGGCGACTGGTGGATAGCGGACTAAATCTTATAAAAAATCTAGTGCAAGGCCTTATCGCAGCTCTGCCGGATTTGATTGCTTACGTTCCGCAAATCATCATTAATATCTGCGGAGTCATCAACGACAATCTGCCCAAAATCCTTCTAACCGGCGCCAGTTTAATTTTCGAGCTTATAAAAGGTATCATTGGCGCAGTGCCTGATCTGATTGCAAACTTTCCTAAAATCGTCCAAGCCATTGTTTCGGTGTTCACGGCGTTCAACTGGATAAACCTTGGTAAAAACCTAATCAAGTTTATCGCAGACGGTATTAAGGCGCTCTTTCATGCGCCTGTTGAAATTGCCAAGAACATCGTAAACAGCATCGTCAAAACGTTTAAGGATGGTTTCCACTGGTCCGATCTCGGCCGCAATATCATTCACGGTATCAAAGAAGGCATTACAGCAACAGCAACGCTCATCAAGGATGCCGCGCTAAACGCTGCAAAAGCTGCCTTCGACGCAGTAAAAAACTTTTTCGGCATTAAATCACCCTCACGATTAATGCGTGATCAAATCGGTAAAATGCTGCCGGCCGGCATGGCTGTTGGCGTCGAGGAATCCACTCCGCAGGCAGTGAGCGCGGCCCGAGCATCTGCGACGGACATGGTAGAAGCTGCCCGCGCTGCTGTAGATGACGCGCAGTATGGAATTGCTGTTTCCGCCTCGGATGCCATGCAGCAAGTAGCTGCGTTTTCTGTCCCGCCGGCTCCAGCCGCAGCCCCTAGTGCAACCACTAATTTTTATCAGACCATTCATACACACGATAGCCTTTCCCCCGCTGAATTAACGCGGGAGGCTGAAGATTTTATGGAAAGGAACCGCTGGAAAAACCCATGACTGAAAATGCTGTTTTCATCTATGAATCTGCTGGCAAATCGGTGGTATTCTCAAAAGATTCTTCGTTTTGGATTTCTTCTGTTACTGGCGTTTCAGGTAATTCCGTCGCAATCAGCGAGTCCCAAGGTGCCGGGCAAATTGGTAGCACCATTAACAACCAATCGGTGCAGCCTCGTGACATCACAATGAATGGTGTGCTGCTTTATGATGCAGAACCCAATCGCCGCGCGGTACTTTCTTGCATTTTGCCGGGGATAGTAGGCCGTCTTACCATTATTGACCGCGGCGAAAGTTGGTACATAGAAGGTGCACCGAAAAAGACACCGGAATTTTCTGATGGCGCTGGCATGCAGAACTTCCAATTCTCGTTGCGATGTCCATATCCGTATTGGCGTACCGTTGCATCTGTCCCCTCACAGATTGCAGGACTGACAAAGCTGTTTCGGTTTCCCTTAAATACCGGCGGTCGGTGGTATCTCTCGCAATATTCAAACAGCCTATTTACCACCGTCCACAACAGCGGCGGCGCGGCCACTGAGTTTGACATTACCTTTACTGCAGCAACACAGGTCACGAATCCTGAACTGTACCATGTGGAGCGGCAGAGCTATATCAAGATTAATAAAGTAATGGCGGCTGGCGAGCAGATTACCGTTTCCACGGTGTATGGCCGCAAAGGCGTAACGCTGCGGCTCGCTGGGGGCACCGAAGCCAACGGCTTCAAATATCTGGACATTGGCAGCGATCTCAACATGCAGCTAGATCCCGGCAACAACACGCTGCGCTGCGCCGCCGAAAACAACCGCGAGGGCCTGCGTGTGCAGATTCTCGCGCCGAAAGGAGTGCTGCCGGGTATATGACACTCTACGTTTACAATGCCTCGCTTGAGCGCATTGGTCTAATTGAAGATATTCGCAGCCTGCAATGGCTGAGTGAATACCAGGATGCCGGAGAAGTAAAGCTCGTGTGCTCGGCTACGAAAAAGAACACTGCTTTGCTTGTGGATGGCAACCGACTTTACTGCACCGAGCACCCGGAAAGCGCAGTCATCCGCGAAGTTACACTCGAGGACAAAGGCAAAGATGCCACGCTGACTGTGCGTGCACCGCTCTCTGTCTCACGCTGGGCAGATCGCATCGTGATGGCAACCGAGAATATTTCCGGTGTGGAAAGCGGCATGCTGGGCCTTACCACAAAGCACCGCAGAGGGCTGCCCGGCGCCTCGGCCGCAGCCAAAGGATTTGTAGCAAAGACCGATACCCAAATTACTTGGGGCAGCGTCTTAGCTGCTGAAATCAGCCTTGCGACCGCTTCCGGCCTGGGCTTTCGCGAAACATTCGCGCCGGAAACAGGCGTGGAAACCTTTGAGGTGTATCAGGGCACTGACCGCACGACCAGCAACGGATACAACGGCTATTTCGGCGATGACATCGACAACCTCTCGAACCTCAAAATCGTGCAAGGCTCTGCCGATTGGAAAAACGTCGCCGTCGTAGGCGGCCAGGGCGAAGGCGCAGCGCGCAAAATCATTACCGTTACGCTCGGCAGCTATGCCGGAGATGACCGCCGCGAGCTTTGGGTGGATGCCAAAGACATTGCCCAAACCTACCAGGTGGCAACACCAGATGGACAAGGTGGTTACACCTATTCCGAAGCTACTTACACCGACAGTCAGTACACTGCTCTACTTGAGGCGCGCGGACTGGAAAAGCTGGCAGCGCAGCTCAAAACGCTGGAAGTATCGGCTGCGCTGGGGCAAGGCTTAATGCTTTACGGCCAGGATTACTTCCTGGGCGACATTGTGCCGCTGAAAATCACCCGGTATGGTCTGCGGCTATCTGCACGGGTTTCTGCTGTGCGTACCGTATATGAAAAAACGGGCAAATCGGTCAATGCGATTCTTTCTGATTTTGCTCTTGAAAAGGAGGCTACGAGCCTATGATTTGTTTTCCTCTCGACAATACCGAATATGGCGCTGAAGCGCTTGGTGCATATCTTTGCACCAGAACTCGTGGTGTCTTTTCGGCTGAAACTAATCTCGCTGTCACTGCTACAAGCGGTATGTCGGTCACTGTCTCCCCTGGTCTTGCATGGCTAAAGTATGCAGAATACTGGGGCACCTGTGCCTTGCAGCCCCAGCCTTTAACACTTTCGATTGAGGTAGCCGATGGCGCTCTTGCCCGCATTGACGCCGTGGTCTGTCGGCTCGACAAAATCAAAAACTGCGCAGAAATCACCGTAAAGAAAGGAGCATATGCTTCTGCGCCTACCGTGGTGGCGCCAGTGCGCAACGACAACTACGACGAGATCTATCTTGCGACAATTAATGTCACTCCCGGCCTCATTGCTATTTCTCAGGAGCAAATTACAGACCGGCGACTTGACCCGAGCGTATGTGGTCTAATGGCCGACAGCATCACAGAAATTGACACTGCTGCCATTCATGCGCAGGTTGCCGGGCTGATTGCTTCGCTCCAAAAAGCCCTGGCAGATGTGTTTGGCGGTGCCTTGCCGGACAAGTCCGTCACTGAGCCCAAGATTGCGGATGGTGCCATTACTACGCCTAAATTCGCAGCAGATGCAAAAGTGCCAAACGCTGGTTACGCTAGTGAGTCTGGAATGGCTACCACAAAACTCCTCGTCAACAATGACTTTCTATCCATCAACACTGCCGGCGACTTTTCAAGTGAAGATATGAAGCCTAGTGTGTTTGGTAGCGAGACCGCTGATACTTCCTACACTAACTGCCCTCCCGGCATTAAAGGTGCTTTCTATGGCTACCGTGAAGTGTGGAAATCCTCTCAAGTTATTACTGTCCACTTAGTTGAGTCTTTCCCTGTTCCGGGAAGAGTCTGGTCTAATGGATATGACACAAACACAAAAGTGTGGTTTGGCTGGCAAGAAAATGGCGGTACTAACAAGTATGTGCGTGATTACGCATGGCCCATTTCTCGTATGGGTGGCTTTGACTCATTTAAGAACGAAGCTGCTACTGCTGCACAAGCCTATTACTTAGGCTTTAATGGCGGTGCTAACACTGTACTGGCTGTCCCTGCTGCTAAGATGGCAGCCAGGGCAAGTAATATCTCGATGGGTTCGGACGGCCGGCTCTGGATTAGCTATTCGTAAGGAGGCGGCGCAATGGCAGGAGGCATCTTTTTTAATAACGTTGCGCAAAGCGGCCTTTTTTACAATGGCGCAGAGCAACGCGAATGTTATTTCAACAATGTCCTTAACTGGAAAAAGGAACTCACGCTATTTTACAATGGCGCCTTCGGTGGGCTCGGCACACCTGTAAAAAAGTATGTGGAAGGGTCAGCATGGCAAGCTAGCCAGATATCTGGTGCCAATTGGCTGATTAACTGCGATGGTCGAGCTGACTGGTGGTTTCCCATCGCTACTTCCGGATACAGCACATTAAATATTCAGGTCGTAGGTCGCGAAGGCGCTGGTCAATGCTTTATGTTTGCCACGACTGGAAGTACCGACAAGTGGGGCGTAAATGCTGAACATGTCCGAGAAATCACTACTCCCGGTACATACACTCTTCCAGTTTCAGCAGGTGCTATCTCTATCGGTGTTGAGGCACTTCGTGGCGGCGTGTATATCTCAAATATGTGGCTTAGTTAAAGATTATTAGGAGGTTCTAACAATGCTAAAACTCACACTCGCAGACAAATCCGAATACGAGGTACTACCGCAAAGCACTGCGGTCTATCCTTCTTTTTCTACCAATGCCCGAAACCGCATGGAGATTCACATGCGGGAAGATCTCATGACACTGGAACAGCTGGATTCGCTTTTTTCGGACAAAAAGAAAACGGACACCATCACTCTCACTGAGATTGATGAGTCCGTGGAGCCTAACAAGGTCAAGCACTCTCTGATTTACAGCAAATACAACTATGTCACCTCGGTCGGCAAAGAAATCGTGACCATTCCGAATTTTACTGACGCAAGCACTCCGCCGGTTACGGAAACGCATCTTGTCGTCAAGCTGGAACAGCTCACCTACACCGAGCAGCAACTGGAGGCACTGGGAATTAAAGTGTAACACCCTATCTCAAAGGGCTACAAACTTTTATTTTTAGGACGGTGAAAGCGGAACGCCGCTGACGTGCAAGTATAAATTTGCGCACTCCTGTTCAAATACAGGCTCATTCGTCGGCTGTGTAGTTTCTTTACTGCACGACACCAACAACAATGCCATCATAATAGCAAAAAGTATTTTCTTCCGCACGACGATACACCTCTTTGGACATAGTGTGGTGTGGATTGAGCCCATTATTCTTTAGCAAGCCGATAAAACGAACAATAGAAAGGACGTAACATGATCACAATCAACGAAAGCATTCTTCCGATCAGCGCAGCACGCTGCGGCAAAAAGCTGCGTGCCTTTAGCGGTATCACCATCCACGAAACCGCAAACAAGGCAGCCACGGCGACTGCGAAAAACCATATGGTATATATGACACGCAACGGTGGCAGTGCAAAGGAATGCAGCTACCACTACGTTGTGGACGAAGCCGAAGTGTATCATCTTGTGCCAGACGGTGAAGTGGCATGGCATGCCGCAGACGGTGCAAACGGCAAGGGCAACAATGAAACGATTGCGATTGAAATTTGTGTGAACGTCGGCGCAGACTTTGCACAGGCATGTAAGAATGCAGCGTATCTTGCTGCTGCTCTGCTGCATGAGCGTAAAATCAAAACTGTGTCCGGCTACATTTTCGAGCACCACGATTTTTCTCGAGATAAAAAGAACTGCCCGGCGCAGTTACGTGCAGGCCAGTGCGGCGGCATGACATGGCTACGTCAGAAAGCACAGCAGTACTTAGATGAAATGTGGAATGTCGGTACCGCACCTGCTCAGCCTGTGCCGACACCTAACAATAAGCTGTACCGCGTACAGGCTGGTGCTTTCTCTTCGGAGCAGTCTGCTAAGGCGTACGCGGCAAAGCTTAGCGCACAGGGTATTCAGTGTTTTGTGACCGATGTGGAGGTGTAACATGGAAGAAAAGCGCAATATCTTTGCAGTGATCAAAGGCGGCATCGTGGGTACAGCAACAGCCTTTACCGCTGCCTTTGGCTGGATTGGTTGGCTTGTCGTAGGCTGGATTTGTTGCATGGCATTGGACTGGATTTCGGGCTCTGCTGCCGCAAAGAAAAACAAGGAGTGGAAGTCTAGCACTGCGAGAGACGGCATCTGGCACAAAGCTGGGATGATTCTTGTGGTCATTATTGCAGCAATCGTAGACGGAATACTCGGTCAAATCGTCAACAACATTCCCGGATTTACACTTCCCTTTACCTATGGCATGATGGTTTTTCCAGTGGTAATCTGCTGGTATATTTTCACGGAACTCGGCAGCATCTGCGAGAATGCAAACAAAATGGGCACTCGCATTCCTGACTTTTTAATCAGTCTTCTTTCCGCTGGAAAGCTCGGCACCGAAAACGTCTGGGACAATATTCTCAAGAAGCCTAGCAAAAAAGAATAGAGACAGGCAAAGCCCCCGGCTAATGAAGGCCGGGGGCTTTGCCTGTTATAGACATATTGGTGTCCCATCATTCTCACTACCAACTAGTTCAAAACTAGTACGAATAGCTTCTACGGTGTGCTCTCACATGCTCCCACTTTCCTAAGCGAAAACAAGAATATGCTCTTATTTTTGATAAACTAGATATCATATTCACCCTTTCTACATGTAATTATGTAAAAGAATGATAAAACAATTAAATCTTAACAAGAATTAACCTTGTGTCAATCATTTTACTTACATAGAACGCTATAGAAAAAGGCCATGATTTACTTGAAAATATCGCAAGCCTATGAGTAAACGTAAAGTTCATTCTGACACTAGTTAAATGGATAGAGCAAAAAGCGGAAGGTACAGCAAAATTAGCGAAATAATGTATATAAAATAAGGTCTCTAGTATATTCGTTCTGTAGGCCCTATTTCTTGCACTATTGAAATCAAAGAAAACAATATTGCATATTAAAGATCATATCAAATAATTATAGAAATTCAGTTTTTATACTTGCTTGCGGCTGGGTGATGGTTTGTATCCAATTATTTTGATTTCCCTGAGGCGGTTTGCAGAGTACAATACCGACTTCCTTACTACACTCCATGTAATGTTGATTTTTATATTTAATGTTAATATTAAGATGTATTTCATCGGGAATTGTTTCGGAGTTTTGAGTGTTACCATTAACTTTAGGAAGAGAGAATATAATAGAAAAAATTTCATCAACAAACACTACTTGTTTCATCTGGTCTATATCTATATGGGGTGCTTCTTTTTCTTCTTTAAGGTACCGTCTGGAGTTTTTATAGTAACTATAGGTAAAGTGATTAATACGTAAATCAATTATAGGATTATTAAGAGTTATAAATCTCAGTTTAAATATTTGTCTTTCCACATTATAATCAATTTGATCCTGGCTTTGGACAGAATAATAAAAAAATGGAAAATCTTCTTGAGACGGTAGCGCTGTAGAACTGTTAATGTGAATAAGAAAGATTTCGGGTAACAAAGTCAATTTCGTAACACTATCTGATAATTTTTTATATTTTGCACTTTGCCGGATAGTTACAATGCCCAAAAACACAGCAGTTAAGGCCCCTATATATGAAATCATAAAAGAAAACCATACTTCCTCGCTGAAGGCTGTAATAAATGGCCGCCAACCAAAAAAACCATTAAACAAAAATTTTTCTAAAATCAAGGGGAGAAATAAAATAAAGAAAATAATTCCTATACTTAATAAGCTTTTTAAAAATCGCTTTTTTTTAAGGTTCTCAAAAAAATTTAGGAATTCAATAATTTTTTTCACAAAAATAAGTCTCCTTAAAATACCAAATTTCGTATTAACATTAGGGCGTTTTCTTAAACATATTTTACTGTTTTTAAATAGCTGTCACACTTGTAGTCAATTTGCTTGCCTACTCATTATACTTAATAGTTTCTTATGAACATCTCTATTTTAAGATTAAAAATGGGGCTATTAAGTGAAGCTCAACCATCGAAGCAAAGGGTACGAAAAAGAAGCTTCCAACCTTCGGTAATCGAGCTTTTATTGATTTGTGTTCTATTTGGTGATCTCTAGAGTTTTAATGCTTTATATCGCATATTTTTAAATAATACTTTTCTATATTTATGAATCTTATCTTTCAACACGAAGCAACTTGCATATCTCTTATATCAATTACTGATATAAGAGTTGGCAAACCGGCAATACCTTTATAATCCATGTTGCGGCACTGATATCTGTTATTACAACGAACCGAATTTTTTGGTATTATTGCGGCATAAAAATTAAAACATTTACAATTTTTTGCAATTTATTTGTAATTCAGATCATATAGAAATAAATCCTCTAACCTGGGTTGAGCGGAAAAGCTTTAATATGGGTAATATTAAGTTCACAAGCCTCAAATAGGAGTCCGCTGCTAAGCGTGTAAAATCTTTAGATTTTCTGTTCCTAGGAATTTTAATCTTCACATTGCACATTCATTCTTGCCTTTTCAATTTCACCTCTCTTTTTTCAAGAAATTCTATAACATAATCTAGATGTTCCGGAATTATTGTTTTTTCCACAAAACTAAAAATTTTTTCTCCCACTTCTGTGAGAATCACACAGCCCACCGGTAAAGATTCTTGGGAAGTTATTGCTGTAAAAGAGGTTTGTCCGTAAAGAAAATTTATAAACGGAGACTCCTTTGGATCAATCCGAAGACGATAGCCTACAAAAGAATCATAGACTATCAATCCTAAGCATTGCAATTCACTTAAAACACTAAAATTTATATTGTATTTTTCTAAATATTCGTAGTTTGGAGGCACTATAACCGTTGGCATCGTCTTACCCCGCTGTGCTTCAGGGCCGAACGGGGTCAGATATATCGCTAAACTACAAAGTGCTTGAAACGCGTTGCAATAAAAAGGAGTAATTTCTGATAAAATACGAATAATGCGCGGAGGTGTGCTATTAGGCTTTTGAATCTCGCCAGCCAAAATTTTTCCCCACATAAACTGCAGTTTTTCATCTGAAACAAATTTTGACGCCTCGAAAAAGCGCTCAAACCATTCTACATTAATAGTTGATTCGAATTCAGAAGATGGACCTAGCTTAACTTGTTTTTCAGCAATCTGAGCAATTGCTATCTGATTTTTCAGATGCTTATAGGTTGATTTTGTTCTAGCAAGTGCCACCATCTTTGCTTCTGGGGATAAATCACTGGACTTAATCTCCTCTATATAAGTTAATACAGCCTCTTTCTTTACTCCCCAAAAAGGAAAGCATCTTCCCAACATATCCGAAAGTTTGTTTACACTTTCCTTAGCCACGGTTTCTCCTGCAGCCTTGAAAAATGTCTCGTAAGTTTCATCCATACACATTTTTTTCCTCCAGTTTTACTCGAAGTCAAATTTACCCTACTTTTGTTTTTATGAACCGCTGATTTATAACTGTTGTATTTTCCTTAGAAATCTGTGTTTGAATATGTTTTTTTATTTTAATTCCTTCTTGTTCTTGCTCGTATGGACAAACTAAAAAGATATCATTGTTTTCAAAAACAACAACTCCTCCGCTAGCCTTTTTCCACTCTTCTTCTTTGGCCTCTATCATATTTAATTTTTCAAGTGATATTGTTTTAAATGTACTTTTACCCATAGCTTCTATTCGTCCCATATTCAAGCTCACTGCTACCATCATAAGAAAACTAATTCCTATCATAATTGCTAGGAAACGGAGATTATCTTGTTTTGTGCTCCCCCTTATAGCTTTGTTCTGATTTCTCATTGCGACTTCTCCTTTGCATTCTGTCCTAAAAAACTTTCTTGAAAGGCGAGAAAGTTTTTCATTTGCCCACGAACACAAAGTCGGCATATGTGCTACTAATGTTAATGAGAACGCAACCCTTACAGATATATTTATATTATCTACTAAGTTGCTCATAAAAGCGGAGTTGTCTCCTATCGCTATAAAAATCATAAAAGCAAAAAATATTATACAAAAAAAAGAAAGCATGTACCGAATTAATTTTCTTTTCTTAAAAAAATAAAAAGAAAGTGCATTAAGTAAAAGCATAATAATAGCTCCACATGTATAAAGAAGAAAGCCATAACTATTTTTTTCTGTAATAGTAATATATGTATTTGAAACACCGAAGTAATTATTGTAGCTCAAGTTATGAACATAAAGCAGAAACTTAATCATAGTGGAAACAACGGTAACAATAATTGTTCCTGCAAAAACAAAGAGAGCAGGGTTAGTTTCGGCATAGTGTTTAATCTTTTCTATAATTGTCCAAAAATCGCTCTCTTTTTCTTCATTTTCCAACAATATTATTTCTTGTTTCATAACTTCTCCTTAATCGATTTCACAACTCGCTTTTTTCTTATCAAGTCATCCAGTAAAGCCATCCTCTGCGGCGTATAGCCTAATGTAAGTTTATCACTTAACTAACATATTGGAAAGGCTATTATTTAAACCCATTGACCAGGTCTCTTCATATTATATTCTAGGTTCTATTGGGAACCTTTGGGCGCAAATGATTATTTTCTTTTTAAATTAAGCTATTTTTTTATTTCCTCGTAATGAGCAGGTCGCCTGTTCGAATCAGGTCAGTAGCTCCAAGAAAAGACTACTAAAAATGGCTTATATTAGCTATTTTAGTAGTCTTTTTGTTTGTTTCAAGGAGATTTTGCAACTTTCCATAGTGCCGTTGAGTTCCTCCAAATATCAGTAAATATCGTATACATTGTAATATACATTGTAATATTATTATTGGAATAGATAATATCGTGTGCTATAATAAGCACAAATCACTAGGCTAATCCCCCTATACATTTTTTTATAAGAAGGGTGGCAGTTTTCAAATGGCCGACGAGAAAAAGATAACAAGGTACAAACGCAACCATGGCGAATGGTGCTTCTATGAATACAAACCCAAGAAATGGGTTGCTCGCAAACAGTTTGGCAGAAAAGAAAATGGTAAGCCAAACATAAAGGCGTTGTATAGTAACTCTGCATCCGAAGTAAAGAAAAAAGCAAAGATTATGATTTTATGCTTCGCTCTAATGGTAACGTAGACTCTACAAAGATGGTTTTTGATAAATATTACAAAAATTGGATGACTACGTACAAATTGCATCAGCTGAAGCCCACAAGCTATGATGCATTAGAAGAGTGTTTAGAATGTCGTATTAGGCCTTACCCTATCTTAGCTAAGGCACAGATGTTTAATGTGACAACTCTTCTTTTGCAAAAATATATTAATGAACTCGTGTCGTCTCAGAAGTATTCATATGGCACCATCAAACGTACAAAGGTCTGTATTAACAATTGCCTGAAGAAGGCAGTACAACTCAAAGACTTACCGTATAACCCCATGGATGGCGTAGAATTGCCATCAGAGGACGTATTGTCTGTCAAAACTAAAGAGATTGAATTTCTTGATGACGACGACATGGAAAAAATATATCTTGAAGCTGGTCGTGTAACCGAACCAAAAGGCGGATATACCACTGCAAAATACTATAAGGCACATAGCACTCGCATATATAGATATGGATACCATGTCGTGTTTCTAATGTATACAGGGCTTCGTATCGGAGAAGCCCTTGGCCTAAAATGGGGAGACATCAACTTTACAAAAAAAGAGATGTTAATTAGAGATAATATGACCACTTCTTTTGATCGCGACAAAGACGGCGCTCGCATAACAAACACCAAATCAAAAAAGCTAGGTTCTACAAAAACAAAAAAGGGTACTCGTACCGTAAGCCTATCGAAGCGTGCTTTAATCGCTTTATGCGAAATAAAGAAGCTCAACGGAGACCATGTTACAAGTACGGACTTTGTTTTTCTAACATCAAAGTTTACTCCGGTCTCAGACAGAAACATTAGAAGAACTTTTAATGCAATGCAAGAACGCTCAAAAACTCGCATACAAAACTCCGGTTTGCATTGTTTAAGGCATACATTTGCCTCTGCACTTTTAAGGCATGGCGTAGATGTTAAGATAGTGTCTGAATTGTTAGGACACGCCAAGGTTAGTACGACTTACGATATATATGCGCATTTTATCCCGTCTCAAAAGATTAATGCGGTCAGCGTATTAGATAAGGACGACGAATGAAGATTAAACCAGTTGTAAAACGTCACAATAAAAAACAGGGTTGAGATTGCTCTCTTCCCTGTTTTTTATTTTAATTCAGTATTACAGAACCGTACAAATTACGCTCTACCCACTTGTCAAACTGTGCTTTAGGAACATAGAATTGTCTCCCAATTTTAATCGTGGGGAACGTTTCATTTGTTAAAAGCTCATATAGTTTAGTTCTGCCACATCCCATAATAGATTGGATGTCTTTCGATGTGTAGAATTTCTTATCATCTTCCGATTTCTGAGTTAGCAGCATTTTATATCTCCTTTTCTTAATTCATGTAGCCAGTTTCGTCCAGACTGGAAACTGCTTGTATTGAAGGCAATCGCTTTAATAAATTCAGTAGAATTATTAGAGTTAGAGCATCTTTCGACGAAGTATATTTTTATAGACTCATCCACATTTTGATAATACACAATATAATTTTCATATATATCCTTATCTGCATTACTAGCTCCCGTGCATACGTTTAAGCAAAATATAATAGTAGTTAAGCATACTGATAAAGCCTTTGTATGTCAGTCGTTTTATATTGATTGCATTCTTTATGTGTTGAAAATTTATATGGGAATCTCACCCATATAAATTTTATACTAGATGTTGGGATGTGCTTTTTTATAGTCCATCCACTCGCAAAAGTTTACGCATTCTGGATCTAATATCGGTTTCCCAAGACAATTTTCATATGCCCTTTTACGCCCTACAAAACTATTTACTTTATGGTCATCTGTATCTTTGATGAATTCATAAACTTTAAGGAAATCTCTTGAATTGAGCAACCTTGTCATACTAACATTCTTTTCACTAAACGGAGAACTTTTTGGGAACCTTTGCATCGCGTCTTTTCTTTTTTTCGTCATATACCCAACTTGAAAGTTAACTTTAATATTAGGAGTTCCATCGCCTTTTACTGTGCTAAAAAGCAACACGTCATTTTTCAACTGATATTGTTTGACAACACCATTTGCACACTCTCGTGCTTCGTATTGCCTATCTCTAAATCGATACAATATCTCAAATAGTATTGGATCTGCAATAACATGCCCACAAGCTGTGTGATTATTTTGGTCTATATCAGTTCTCTTCATTGCGACCATATCATCATAATTTAATCCGTACCAAGCCAGTATCATCAGAGTTTGAAGTCCAAGGAACGAGTCTCCAAACTTTCCAATTTCGCTTACATATTGAGCAAACTCTTTAGTAGAGAAAAAGTATGACGAATATATCGCATTTGCAGAACGATTTAGCTCAGAACGAGTAATCATCATTACTGCATGTGTAGCCGCGTCCGCAAGTGTAATTTCCCCCCGTGCCGCGCACCAATAAACGTATTCTCTCAATACTGTAATTTTTTTGTAGAACAGCGAAGCCGTTCCCGTCATCTTTGCGCTAAGCAGACACTCAAACGTCTGTTCATAATTAAACTTGCAAAAATCTTTATCCCACTTTACCTCAAAAGGATAAAACGCAACTTTAAAGAGCGTTGCTGCAATATTTTTCTTATATACACCTGGTGTATCATCATCACCTAGAGATTTTAAAAAACCATTTTTCATCAGTGGATTATATATAGAAATAGATTGGTCTTCTTGCATACTATCACCTCTATCAAAGATCATCATACCTTAAGCAGATATTTCATGCAATACGCAGCTAGGCGAACACTGCAAACATAAACTTCGATAAAGTCCAGTGTGTTTTATGCCTTGTTCAAACGCTTTCAAAATACACTAGCTTAAAAGCGCCATACCAATAGCTTCCTTATTCCAATCCTTATCCGAAAACTGACCAAGTTTAAATTTCAAATTAGTCTGATCTACCATAGTTCTTACCCATCAAGGTGCTGTCTTTATCCATATACTTAATTTCTCTACTTGCGCATTTGCCGTGTACCGGAGAATTACTCTTCCAACACTGTCTACCAAATGGGATACCCTTAACCATTCCCGAATACATATTAAATTTAGCTTTGAGGCAATTGCAGCAAGTTGTTATCTATTTCTTCCATAGGCTATACTCCCTTATAAGTTTTGTTGCGGGCTTAGTTCTTCTATGTTTATTATCTTACGGCAAATAAAGAAGTTTGTCAAGAGTTAATTTTCATTGGATAAAACAAGTTTTTTACAGAGAGCCCTATTCCACACAGTAATATATTACTTTACGACTTAAGCCTGCCGACCACGTGGAGCTGTCTATCAACATTTTTGATAATTAGTATAGCAGTTGTCTTATAACTTTCACATAATAAAATTGTGAAATGTCCTGGTCAAGCATATTTGTAACACCACTGTCTAATTTAGCCCGAATTGCGTGCCTCTAGTGGTGTCATATAGTTGTTATAGGAATGCGGACGAATCTGGTTGTACCAGAGATAAGCGTACTCGGAAACGGCATAATTGAGCTCCTCGTCCGTGTTAAAAGTGAATTGCTCAATCAGCTCTGCTTTCAGGCTGTTGTAGTAGCGTTCCATTGGGGCGTTGTCATATGGGCAGCCGGCTCGGCTCATGCTCTGTCTAATCCCGTGTTCTTCACAAAAAAGGGTAAAGTTCAGAGATGTAAATTGGCTGCCTTGGTCAGAGTGTAAAATAAGCCCGTACGGACGTTTCCGCTGGGCATCCAACGCTTTGTTCAATGTCTTAATAGCAAGCTCGCTTGTAATCCATCTTCCCGTCTCACTTGCTACCACACGGCGATCGTAGAGGTCGATAATCGTGCAATTATATCGTACCATCCCGTTTGAAATGAAAAGATACGTAAAATCTGTGCATCAGACTTGGTTTTTGGCAGAAACCTCGAATCTCTGATTCAGAAGATTCGGAAATACCTTGTGAGGCTCCCCCTTTTTATAACCAGGCCGCTTTCTGCGGCAGATGCACAGCAACCGCAATTCTTTATTCATATACCGATGTACCGTGGCCTTGCTTAATGAAATCCTTTTTCGGAGCAGAAAGATTCTCATGCTTCTGTGCCCTAAAATACCACCAGTTTCATGGTAAATAGTCTCTATCTCTCGGCGAATATCTGCTTTTTTGGCAAGATACTCTGCCGTTTTTCCTTTTAAGTAGTTATAATAAGCATTTGGACAAATGCCCGCGCTCCGTAACATCCAGCGGATGCCAAACAATAATACACGACTTTTATGCTCCGGCACCAATAGCAACTGGGGTAAATCTGACAAGCTTTTATCATTGCCGAAAAACTTTCTCAGAAATCTAGGAATATTTCATTGCCGGAGCGTATGTAACTTTGATTAATTTTAGAAGGAGAAAACAAACACATGCAGAAAGATAGCCAAGAGCCATATTTGAAAATTTACACACCCCTTTTTAGGGTTTCCCAAGACATGGTGAAACCTTATCTACGTCCAGAGCAGCTGTTGATTTTCACCTCTCTCAAATATGGGGAAAGCAGACATGGAGAATCACGCGCATCCATTCAGGCCCTATATGAAGATTGTGGGCACGACATATCTTGCCCTTCACGCGCTACATATTACAGGTTCAAAAACTATATTCGCGACACCATCCAATTTGCGTATGAAAATCTTGGTTGGACTACGAATGCTGAATTGGATGAAAAGTATAGCAGCATACGAATGTTTAAAGTAAACATCTCGGACAGCCCCAAAAATCTATTAGATGGATGCGATAATAGCTTCGCCATGTTGTATGAAGATGAGTGGGAGGTGCTGCGAGACTATGTTAATGCAAAAAACAAAGGAGTCTTGTTGCAGGTATTCCTCACGATTGTTTCATACATTTATCCGCGCAAACCAGGTCAGACAATTGAATTCTCACCAATGGCCACTTATATGTCTTTTGAAAGATTAGCAAAAGAAACTAAGCTATCTGCTCCTACTGTTTTGAATGCGGTACACGCACTCGTGGATGCTGGCATGCTTGCTTGCAATAACTATGGTAAGTTTGTAAATGACAATGGCGTGATTGTAAATACTCCCAACGTATACGCACGACCCCAAATTGATGGATCCGAAAAAGAGGAAATGTTTGCAAAGGCTCATTTAATGCTAAAAGCATACAACGTTTCTGACCGTCAACTTCGTTATGAATACTAACTAAATATATCTACACCACGCTTGAGGAAGGAGGTGCACATATGGCAGTAAAAGAAAACGCAATTAATTGGGACTCCGAAAAGCCTTACGCTACAGTTTACTTTGAGATCCAGAGTTGGATTAATAAGATTACTAGGATGGCCGAGGCCAATGAAGAATTTAAAATTATAGCTACCAATACTGATGGTTCTATTTTGGCTCGTATTCCTAAGAAGTGTGTCAAAATTCATTTGCCCAGGCAGATGTCAGAAGAGGCACGTAAAGCAGCCGGAGAGCGTATGCGGAAAATGCAAACAAAAAATTAAACAAACTAATAACCATTCAAACTAACAACGCCAGTAGGAACTCGCAAAATAATATCGTCGATGATTCGCTACGTGACTATGGAAGGGAGGATACAATTTATCTCTCATTACATTTTAGTCTCTTCTGAACAGATCTCGCGTATAAACTCTTTCTTGTACATCATCTAGGCAACTGTCATAGCGGTTTGTGATAATGGCGTTACATTGGCGCTTAAAATTTTTCAAATTATTCTCCACTCGGCTGCCAAAAAAGGTCGTTCCCTCCTCTAATGTCGGTTCATATACAACGACGGTTGCGCCCTTGGCTTTGATGCGCTTCATAACGCCTTGGATGCTGGACTGACGGAAGTTGTCGGAATTAGACTTCATTGTCAAGCGGTATACGCCCACGACAACAGGCTTCTCTTTTTCTGCACTCCATACATCATTAGCTTCGTAGCTTCCAGCAATTTCCAACACACGGTCAGCAATAAAATCTTTGCGTGTGCGGTTGCTTTCAACAATTGCCTCAATCAGATTCTCTGGTACCTCAGCATAGTTTGCCAGCAGTTGCTTTGTATCCTTGGGTAGGCAGTAGCCACCATAGCCAAAGCTAGGATTATTGTATTGATCACCAATGCGCGGATCAAGGCAGACACCATTGATGATTTGCTGGGTGTTCAAGCCCTTCAT